AGCTGACTGGGTGCAACTGGGCGCAAAAAAGCCCAAGATGCTACCTAATACTCGATGGATACAAACGCCTACGCCTAGACTGATGGCGGCGGTTATGTCTAAAGCGAGGGCGGTGCTAGTGCCAGAAGGTGGACTGCATCACACAGCTGCGGCGCTTGGCATTAAAGGCGTGGTTTTGTTTGGTGGGTTTATTGCACCGCAAGTAACTGGCTACCAGCTACACAAGAATATATTTACGGGCGGTGGTCTGGGATGCGGTAAACGGCTAAAATGTCAACACTGCGTTGACGCTTGGGATAAAATAGACCCTGAGCGTATTATCAAGATCATGCGGGGTTTAAATGGCGGATAGGATATTCAAAGGAAAATAGGCCATGAACTATTTAATAAAGACAGTACAACCAACAAGCGAACCGGTCAGTCTAGCAGAGGCGCAATTGCACCTCAGACTAGACACGGTTGGCTCGCCTCCTTCACACCCCGATGATACATTAGTACAAACCCTAATTAGTGCATCAAGAGAAAACGCCGAGCAGTACACGGGCGTGACAATTGCTCAGGCTAGCTACAAAGTCAAAAGCCCTGTTGTTAGTGAGCAGGTCAGCCTGCAAACGCACCCAGTCAACAGCATTGCCTCTGTAACCTACGAGGACAGCGATGGCGCGGTGCAAACCGTAAGCCCATCACTTTATACGTTAGACAACTTCCAACGCCCTGCGCGGCTTGTGTTCAAGTCTGATTCGCCCGGCTATGATTTGACCGTCAGCTTTACGGCTGGTTACACGGACGGCGAAAGCCCGAACCTATACCCATGCCCTGCTGGGGTTAAGGCGGCAATGCTTTTGCTTATTGGACACTTGTACGAAAACCGCGAAGCAGTAAACGTCGGAAATATTGTTAGCCAATACCCATTAGGCTTTTTGTATTTGCTTAATCCCCACCGCATTAACATGGGGCTGTAATGAACATTGGCAAACTCGACAAGCGGATTACGTTACAAAGCAGGTCGGCTACGCTTGACGATTACGGTCAGGAGTTAAACAGTTGGTCTGACATAGCCACCGTCTGGGCAAATGTAAAGCCTATTGGCGGGCGTGAGAAATTGCGTGCTATGGCTCTTGAGTCAGTGCTAACGCATACTGTAACGGTACGTTATAGCGTACTCTTTTTACCGCCAACCATAGTAGACGCTCGGCGCATTCGCTACGTTACACCAGCGGGAGTTCGGATATTTAATATCAATGCGGCGCAGGACTTGGATGAAGCGCGGAAGCACATCGTCTTTGACTGCACCGAGGACTCGGAGACTGGACAATGAGCCAAGAGATACAAATCAAAGGACTCAAAGAGCTAGACGATTTGATGAAACAGTTGCCAGCTAAGATTTACAATCGCGTGCTAAAGGGTGGGATGCGTGCGGGTCAAAAGGTTTTGGCTGATGCGGCTAAGGGTTACTTGCAAGCTAACGGCTCGGTTGATTCTGGCGAGTTATTGAAAAGCATTAGAATTAGATTTAATCGCAAAAGCGAACGCTTTGGCTATGCTCGCGCTTATGTAATGGCTGGTAATAAAGAAGCCTACTACGCCCACATGATTGAATATGGTACGGGTTCATACTACGCAGGTAACGGCACAAAGTCTGTCAAAGGGCCTTACGAAATACGGCCCAAAGGCGAAGGCAGTTTGCTTGTAGCTGGCATCAATAGAAACCTTGTGACGCATCCCGGCATTAAACCAAAGCCATTTATGCGTCCAGCAGTTGACAACTACACAGACGCGGCACTTAATGCTGTTTTTAATTACCTGCAAAAAAGAATACCTAAAGAGGTATTGAAACTATGAATGCTGAAATCATTATTGCAAGCATGTTAAATCACGCATCCATAACCGCCTTGGTTGGAAACCGCAGGGCGCTAGCACAGTTGCCACAAAACAGCGCTATGCCAGCGTTGGTCTACAATATCATTGACGGCGTGCCTGAACCTAATATTGCTTACCAACAGGGCGCACAAAGGGCATTTGCTCGAATACAAATAAATCCGTTGGGATTAACAATTCCTGATGTAAAATCTATCCATGCGGCAGTTCGAGGTGCAATTGACTTCACTCACCAAACAATGGTCGCAGGTAAATTGGTAATTAGTTGTCGCTTTGATAACATGAGCGAGATGACTAAAGAAATCGACAGCGGCATCTATACTCAGCCAGTTGATTACATTCTGCGTTATTATGAGTGAAGCATCTATTATTTTTTAGGGGATCATTATGACTGTTTTTACTTCAGCCGGTACTACCTTAGCAATTTCAGCATCAGCACCCGCTACATTTGATTCAACCGGTTATGCCGCTGTTTTCGCAGAATCGCCCGGCCCTGCCACTGTTGGCGAGATCACGGACTTGGGCGAGTTTGGGCGTGAGTTTGCGCTTGTAACTCACATGCCTGTCGGCTCGCGTGGCACGCAGAAGTTTAAGGGTTCGTTCAACGAAGGCACAATCGCCTTGTCAATGGGCTTGGACACCGACGATGCTGGCCAGATTTCGATGAAGGCAGCTTCACTTTCTGATAGTAACTATTCGTTTTTGGTTACGACTCAGAACGGCGACAAGTACTATTTCCAAGCCAAAGTCATGTCATTCAAAGTTAACGTCGCAAGCGTGGATTCAATCACGACTGCAACGGCATCGCTTGAGTTGACAACGACTGCCGCTGGTGTTGGTATTGTTGAAGCCTTGGCCGCGTAATGCGGCGCAGTAAAGTTCCGACTAACAGTAGTCATCTTCCATCGCTGGAGGATGCTGCTGTTAGTTCGGATATTCCATCCAGCGAAAAACCCAAGGAAGTTAAAATGTCATTTGATATTTCAAAATTGGCAGTATCAGCCACGTCCGTCATTGACCTTGAAGACCCAAGCGGAGAGGCTTTGGTTGACGATAGCGGCAACGCAATCAGCGTGACTGTCTATGGCCCTGGCTCCAAGCAATTCCAAAAAGCGTCAGGCGTTCGCAATCGTGCCATTTTGGATTACGTTCGCAAGGGCGGCAAGAAAATGAAGGACGATGAGCAGCGAGAACTTGACGCTGACTTTTTATCCGCTTGCACCGTTAGCTTTAACGGCTTTACTTACAAAGAATTTACGGGCTACGAGATGTTTAAGCAATCTTATCTTGACCCGTCGATTGGGTTTATTGCCGAGCAAGTTAATAAAGCCATTGGTGACTGGTCAAATTTTACGCAGGGGTCGTCGAAGACCTAGCGTTATATGCTAGACAATTGGGATGGTTTCATTCCGTCCCAAAATCTGACCCACCAAGCAAAGAAAAAGCAGTGTGCCGAGCTGACAAAATAACAGCAAACGGGGGCGAACCACTTATGCCACCGATTGACGCTGATTATATTGTCGGCTACTGGCACGAGCTTGGGCTAGTAGGCTCAGGCGCAATGGGTGCAGTCGCCCTTTCTTCGTCTGAAATACTGGCTTGGTGTGACTTAAGTGCGGTAGAATTAGAGCCATGGGAGTTTTCGGCTATTCGCAAAATGTCTCAGAATTATATTTCTTTATTACACGCAGGCGAGACCCAATCCGAACCACCACCTTACGGCTCATTGTCGCAAGAATATGACAGAGATGTGGTGCAAAAGAAAATCTCTAACGCATTTAAAGCATTCATGATGGCGGGTCGCAAATGAAACCAGTCGCACAGCTAGTTATTGAAATGGCGGCAAACGTTGCCAGACTTGAAAAAGACATGGCACGCGCTCGCAATAGCGTCGATGGTGCTATGCGTAAGATTCAGGCAAGCGTGCGCGTTGCTATGCGTGCCTTGGGTGCGCTTGGTCTTGGTCTTGGTGCGGCTCAATTGGTTGGCTTTGTGCGAAGCGCGATCAATGCTGGCGACCAGATGGTTAAGCTGTCACAGCAGGTGGGTATAGCCACACAAAATATTGCTGGTTTGCAGTTGTCTTTTCGACAAGGCGGTGTGAATGCAAGCGAAATGTCAATGGCGATGGCTCGCCTAGTTGATGGCATGAGCAAGCAAACCGATGCTTACAAAAAATTAAACTTGACCAGCACGGACACACTTGGCGCTCTTTCTGAAGTTGCCGATATATTCCAAAAGATGCCAGACGGCGCAGAAAAGTCAGCTTTGGCTTACGATTTGTTTGGTCGTTCTGGCATGAAGTTAATCCCAGTACTTAACCAAGGAGCGGCTGGACTGCAAAGTTATATTGATTTGTCGCAGAAACTGGGCATGGTTGTGACAACGGACGTTGGTAAAAAGTTTGAGCTGTACAACGACACGCTAGACACAGTGTCGGCGGCAATGAGTGGGCTAGCCAATCAAGCAGCCATTGCAATCATACCTGCCTTGCAAAGCGTGGCAGATGCTTTGCTGTCAGCCTTTACAAGTGGCTCGGTACAGCGCGGCATTGACACAATGATTGAGGCTGTAAAAATACTTGGCATAGTTCTTGCTGGCAAATTGATTGCGTCTATTGCGGCTATGGCTAGTGGCTTGGTGACGATGGCGGCTGGCATGACTGCGGCGACTGCGGCAACGGGTGGCCTAACCATTGCGCTATCGGCAATGAGGGGCGTTGTGGCTTTGATGGGTGGCCCAATTGGTCTAATCGCCACAGCAGCTACCGCCTTGGTTTATTTCACCGAGAAGGCATCCGCAGCAGAAACCACAGTTGACGGTCTTTCCAAATCATTAGGCGTGACAAACGCCGAATTGATTAACATGACAAAGATTCAAATTGAGCAAAAGATTGTTGATGTTGCGCTAGAACTGCAACAGTTAGAAGTTCAGTTGTTAAAAGCGGCATTGGCTCAGGATGCTTTGAACCAAGCAATGTCCGACCCAGAGGCTTATGCTTTTGAAGGCGGCAAAATTTCAACCGAAATGAATAACGTCAACAAGCGTTCGGTTGCTTTGTTTAGTATTCTTGAGAGGCTTAAGGATCAACTAGTTGATACAACTAAAAAATCAAACAATCTTGGGGACTCATCTAAAAAATCTGCCGACGCAATTGCTGAGTTAATTGAAAAGTACCGCCAAGAAACTAATGCTTTGATTATGTCGACA